TTTTTCCAATACTGTCCTTTAAACTACCAATGCCGCCCGTAAACCTATCCATAGCACTAGGAGGTCGTTGAGAAACCTGCAAGGCACTCGTCGGCGTAAGCATGGGACGTGGTGAAGACTCCATCATAGAAATGCCCTTCATAATATTACCAATACCAGAACGTTCCTTGTCACCCTTCTTAGCCTCCATGACAGCCGCAGCTATCGCCTCCATCCGAGGATTAACGCCACTAGCCGCTCCGCCCGTAATGCCCGAAGGTTTAACCTCCTGAGCCATCACAATGTCTTCGTCCGTCATGTTCTCAAAAGCTATGTTCGCAAGGTCCGATTCTGCCTCATCATTAACCGTGGTTCCCGCAACTAGAAACGGACGAATACCCCTCTCGTTTCGCTTTCCTAAAACCTTGTCAACATGCTTGACTGTGTTAGGAAACTGCTCCGACATGTCTAAAATGTTTTTGCCCTGAGCCAACAACTTCTCAACCCTAGAAGGGCCAGAATGATATCCAGCAAGAGCTAACTCATAATCCCCCCCAAACTTCTCTAAGTTCATGGCTAAATACTCAGCCCCAAACCGAACACTGTCCTCAAGATCAAACTGATTCTTTAAAGGAGCTACACCATAACCGGGGTCTCGGGCCGTGCTGTCAAGAGCTTGAGCCGCGCCCTTCGCTGTCCCCTGAGAAGTCTCAGGACCAACCGCCCTTGGATTGTTGCTCGACTCCTGAAAAACCATCCTAGCTAAAATATCCGGTCGAACACCAAACTTACTAGCGTACTTCTGTATGTATCCGTCAAGCTGACTCATATCATATACCCCATTGAACCAAGGCCCGTGAGCCTAGAAGCAACACTGCCACCGTTCGCAAACGGTATGCTTGGTGTTAATAAACTGTCCTCTCTAGTCGTGACAGGATACTGAGGGCTAAAAACCCGAGTATCGTCAGCACTCATAGAAACCCTCGCATGCTTCTCAAACGCAGACGGGTCCAGCCTTCCCGAATATGCTAACTTACGAACGGCAGGGTACTTTCGAGCTAACTCAACAAACCTACTCTCCGGCAATAAAGCACCTAAACCAGCCTCAACACCACGCTCCAATAAACCAGAGCCTTTTGCTTGCCTGTTTATCTGAGTATTAAATTGCTGCGTAGGAGGTATCCTCTTCGCACCAGTTAAATCACCCTCCGAAATACGAGCCTGATGCTCCCCCGGATTTCCCATATACATCTCAAAAGAAGTGCGATTCAATAACGCATCACGCTCCTCCTTTAAATCCTCTATCGACGCCGTATCAACGTTACCGCCACGGCCATCGGATAACCGCTTCTCATGAAACGCAATCTTACCCTCAATAGAATTTAACCTACCCACCTTAAAATCAAACATTCCCTCCGGACTCGCGCCCAAAACATCGTCCTCAAGACCACCCTGATCTAATAACATATGCTCCATCTCATGACGAATAGTCTTCTTCTGCTCAGATAAAGGAGCCATGCTATTCACAACAATAAGATCAGCATCCGAATCATAATATCCAGCATAACCCTTATCGGTTAAATCCCTGAACTCAACACTGATGTTGTCTAATGCGTCAGGACGGTAGTTGGAAATAAACCGCTCAGAAGCACTCAAACCCAAAGAAACTAAGTCACCTAACTTATGAGAACCCTCCAACTTATCCGGAAAACTAAACTTAATACTATTCGGGTCAGAAACAAAACCAGCCCTGCGGTCCTTCAACGTTCCAGAAGGGTCTCGAATGTCTATAAAACGAATGCCGTAATTCTCCGCAATAAACTCACGAGAAGCACCTGAAGCTAAGGCCGACTCCGCATCAGATAAATCTCTAACCCCACCTGAAGCTAAAACTCCAAATTGTGGGTCATCGTCCATCGTTCCCTCACGAGACCGATTAGGAGTAGTAAATAAACCAAGGCGAGAAGCAGGCATATCCATATCCAATGCCCCAAACTCTTCAGCCGCAGCCCTCTGCTTCGCATCCGTAACCTTATCAAAAACAGAGCCAGCGCCCTTGTCTACCTGCCTTAAAGCAGCCACCGATAAAGGAACACTAGCCACCTTGCCAATAGGCAACAACTCCGCAATCCCAGAAGCAGTAAGAACATCGCCCAACTGAGCGTCACGAGCCTCCCCCTCATCCAAACCACTAGCCTTGTAACCCTCAATGCCACCCTTTAAACGAGAAACAGAAGACATCATGCCCTTGCTCATCTCCAATGGAATGTCCGTCAAAGCCGTAACAATACCCTCGTCTTTAACGTCCCCCCTAAAATCACGAATACTCTGCCTGCCGCCCTCGTATAAAGATTTCAAAACACCCAAGGGGTCCTCGCGAAGCTTGGAACCAGCCTCCTCACCAATGGTCCGGTAATCATCGTCAACGCCAATTACATTGTCCAAAAGATTGTAAAGAAAAGGGCGCGTCTCAGAAGACATCCTCAACGGTGATGGAGTAAACTCTGCCATGTTATCGAACCTCGGACCTTGGTTATCGGAACTATAACCAAAGAGAAATGATTTTGCACCCAGATTTTTTCCGAACGAAAAAACACCGAAACAATTTTACCGGACTAACACTATAGGACGCCGCACGACCCGTGTACCTCCTAAATGGGGGGGATGGGGGTCGAGGTTGTCTGGCTACCGTTGCAATTAGGCGTAGTAACCCCCGAAACATTGCCTTCCAGAAAACATAGGGTTGTTCTAGGGCCTTGTGTTTTCCAAGAGGCATGTGCTTTCTCTGGAGATTGCTTGTCTGGGAACGGCTCGTGCTTTTGCTAAGGCTTATCACGTTGCTGGGAATTTATTACTTGGTCCTGTGGTTTTAACTGGGCGTCCGAGCGGGCTGTCGTGAATCAAGCCCTCAAGGGGTCTTGACCCTGCGGGCTTCCATCCCTGACGCAAGGATAAGTTGAGCGGCTAGTCGCCGCCTGCTTCAAAGAGAATGGCCCCTGAACCGGAGCCATACAGTCTCCGAACTGTAGTCGGCGAACAAAGATGTGTTCGATCCCTCTTTATGGAAACAGACCGTTGCATGGGTGACGCGCCTAGGGCGCTAAGAAACCCCCATGCGATACTACGTTCCGTTATGGCGTCTGAGAGGGGCACCAGCTTACACCAAAAATGAATGATTGTATTCCACTCCCGCCAGCCCAGCAACTTTGCCCCTCAAGAGGTCAAAGTCTCGTGCGCTAGGTGTACTACTTAGCGTCATAGCGAGACGCGACAATCACCAACCAAACAAATCGTACTAGCCGATTTTTTGTCTGGACTTAATTTTAGGCGCAACATGGGCCTGCCTCTCAGGTCGCCTGTGGCACATTATGTAATATATATATGAACCCCCGTGGGCATTAAAACCCCGTTGGGCCACTTACAAAATGCACCGTCAACCCCCAAATGGCTTCTTACCCGAAGCCATGATCGTGAAGAACGATCTCACAACTGGGGGTCGGGGCCTATCACAAAATGTACGCAAATCAGAACCTGACGCTCCCATCATTTGTGATAGTGCGGAGTACCCGCTCCAAGACGGTGCAGCAAATGACGCGGCATCAGAACCAAGTATGATTTCCCCACATTTTCTGTCGCTTCGCTTAGACCCCTTGACCGTTCCCTCGACGCCGACACGCTAAGAGTGCGGTCGGCAAGTCTTCGGTGCGATTTTGAAAGGCGGCAAGCATCGGTTGTAATGCACACAGTTTCATAAGACATTACATAACTTTAAAGGAGTACCAACAATGGTCATCTTTCAAAAGCTTAACGATCTCAAGGACCACGGCGAAGCGCTGGGTTACTACAGGTTCGAGGTCAACTTCTACCTAGAACCAAGACCCAACTACGGCTCTGAAGTACGGTTCGCAGTCGAGTACAGAGCAACAGAGTCCGACTCCACCGAGTACCGTTACTTCTCTAAAGACAAGTTTCAGGACACCGACCTAGCGTTCGAGGAGGCTCGTGAGTTCGTACTCAACATGCCGAGCTTGGATGAACATCGTCGGCAGGACGCCGTTCGCAGGTCCGAAGCATACGAGGAGCGGATATTGGAGGACGCCGCTCACGAGGACGATCCGATCCTAAAGCAGCACCTGCTGGACAAGGCCGCTCGTGAAGCCAGCGACCGCAAGCAGTTGTTGGGCCTGTTCTACAAGCAGGGCTACCACATCACCGCTCAGTAATTACCAACGCGGGGGCCTCGGCTCCCGCACCAATCAACTAGGAGAACCACATGTTCGACGAAGATATCAAGATCGACGCTGACGCAAATGCGCTGGCACAACTCATCATCTCAATCGTTCAGTCCGCAAACAAAAGCGAGACTGACGCCAAGATCGAAGAACTGCAGGCCAAGATTGACAGTCTGGAAAATCAGATAGAGGAGTTCGACGTTAGCGACCACAGCTACGACATTGGAGAGATCGCGGTTGAGCACCTCAACAGCTACGGTGGTCTCCAAGATGCCGTTGTCGAGATCATCGACGAGTACGACTTCTCGGACAAGGACATAACCGTTGCATCAGGTACAACCTTTACGGTCACTGTAGACTGATGGCTTGGCTAGACAGTAACGTCTGGAAGAGGGGGTCGCGGTGGCGGCTCTCTCACACCAACGGAGAGTGGATGATAAGCTCGTTCCACAAAAACAAAACTCTGGCATTAGTCGAAGGTCGGAGGATGCTGCACGAAGGGAGGACCAAACAACTCAACATCTTCAAAGGCGATGGCACATGGCAATCGTCAGAAATTTACTCGGAGGACAACGTATGACTACAAAAAAATACACCGTAGGAGTACCGCAAGAAACAGGCCAAACGCTTGGCAACGCAATCAAGTTCAACTTGGAGTTCATGATGATGATGCTCCACTCAGACCGCAACGACGAAGCGGCGAGAGCATACGACCGCATCATCGCCCTGTGCGACCAAGCAGGGCAACCAGTCAGAAAGGACGCAGCATGAGGATAGGTGGATATCAAATGGAGGACCTTGGCTACGGCCTAAAGGTTGTAGAACACGAGGGCGGCTGGTCATTCTGGATGCAGGGTGATGACGCTCAACAGTTCCGCGACGAGTGGGAAGCGTATCAGGAACGGGTGGACAACGACTTCCGCCACTTCCTGTCAACGCACGAATATGATGGGCTGTTCAAATGAGAAGCTGGCCCATCTGGAATCAAATCACTGCCTGCGTATACAAGTCAGACAAATCGTATGGCGTCAAAGCAACAGGCGAGGTGACGGTCAAGGTCGGCACCTCTGCCAGTAACTCCCACATCTTCCTGCGACATACCACTACGCATCGGATGTTGGACAACGGAGACCGAGAGTATCGGTTCTACCTAGACGGCGAAGTAATCCGTCGAGCGGTTCTAAAGAAAGGAGCTACCGCGATTGAATACATCCCTAACTAAACAACTGGAGCAGCTACCCCTCAAGGATCGGCTGCTCTACCTAGAAGAGGCGTTGCGGGACAACCGCAGCGTTTCTCGACAATACACAAAGCTAATCGACTACTACCAACAACAAGCGGTCGATCAGGGGCTGGCAACGTGGGTCTACAAACCACCAAGAGAGCTTGCCCCAACCAAAGATCAGTTCGTTGGCCTCTTCGGTCAAGGAGCATTCGATCAAGTAAAACGTCCATCCAAACCAGAAAGGGACCTAATATGGCTCATCAAATAGACTTCATCGACTTCGGCACGTTCTGCGCGGACGAGATCAGGGAATACTACGACCTCAACCCTGATCTCTCTATCCTCACCTACGCAGGCATGCTGGGACTGACGGGGACAGAACTCAAAGACATCCTCATGACAGACGGGTCAGCCATCGACAAAGAGGAAAAAAAGACAGCGCAGCTAATGTTTGAGGAGGCAGACGAAACCCGAACCGAGTATTGCAACCGGATGGGCTTCGACATGTAAACTAAACAGGTGGTCCCAATCAGGGGCCACCGCATAACTCAAGAAAAAATGAGCGGCTAGTCGCCGCCTGCTTCAAAGAAAAGAAATTGAGTGCTGCGCACACTCTATTTTTTAAAACCACCTACACCCGCTGCGCGGATACAGGTGGTTTTAGTAAGCGGATTCCGCGCCGGAAGCCGCAAGACTTGGTTGGAAGCCGCAAGATTTCAGCAAATGACCCTCCATCCGAGGTCGAAGAGCCGAAAATAATTCATCAAAAGTACCGTACCGGCGGCAGCAACCGCTCTTGATGCCTGCATCAAGGGCCTCGGACCCATGACAACCGTCAAATAAAAGAAGCAACTTGCTAACGGGGTCTTTGACCAAGATGAAATTCAGACCGCCACGCGCCCAATATGCTGCATTCCACGCAACTTGATTGGGAGTTAGTTTTATTCGTGTACCGGAGGCTACTTTTAACTCTACCCAAAAGGGTATTCCATTCCAGATTACATGTACATCGGGTATTCCCCCGCCATGCTTGTTCTCAATCCGAGTTGCGAACGTCTTTTTCGGCAGTGATTTCCTCATTGTATTCCAAAAGTTCGCCTCCGGTCCCTTGCTCATCGGTAACATCCTTGTATTCAGCTTCTATATCGAAGGCTTGCGGGTACTTTTTCTGCAGATCAGTGAGCCGACCAACAATTTCATCCCGTGATAGTTGATCTATTGTGTTAACATTCTCCCTCCGGTCCACCGTCAAGCCACCCAAAGCTGACCGAATTTTTTCAGCGTTGATTGCTGCAGAATATTGACCATCCTCTTCTGCCCCACGAGATAGCTTTGAGAGCCGTTCAAGCTGACCCATGATGGTGACGCCGTAACGCCGTGCTCTTTCCTCCCTAAGTTCCTTCACACGCTCCACAACATGCGGATAATCCCGACCGTTTAACAACACCGCCGCTTGCTTCCCCGACAGACGGTGCGAGTACCCAGCCATTCTTGCGCTGCTCGTATTAGTATAGATGCCTTCTGCAACATGCTTGGCAAATGTCTCCTGCCGTGTTGTCAAACACGGGCGATGTTTGCCCGTTTCTTGTGCCATTTTGCTCCCTTTTCGGTGTAATCAGTTTGTAATCATTGTAATCAATTTCACCAGAAAACGCCAACTAAAAGTAGTCGGGCGCAACCGGAGGGCGAGTACCGTGTCACAATTAAGGACTATTTCTAGGGGTTTTGTAATCATTGTAATCACCTTGTAATCACTCTGGGCTGGCTTAGTCCATGTTCTAAAAGGATAATTGTTAGGGTGATTACAAGATTACAAAGATTACAGGATTTTTTTAGTTTTTTTTTTTTTTTTAAAATATCTGGAAAAAGGTCTTTATGTACTCTTGTAATCAGTAACGTACCATGCCATATGAGTAGGGTATCATCATTTATGGAGGTTTAAGATGAGCAAGCAGCAAGAACTAATGAAGAATATCGCTGACAATGTTGTTGGCATGATGAAGGAGCACGGTGCGGATTGGGCCAAGCCGTGGCGCAAGGCGGTTGGTGCAACGGGTGAGCCGTTGAGTGCCAAGAAGCGTCATTACACTGGGATCAATCGCATGAACCTTGGCCTTGTGATCGCGTTGCAAGGTTATAGCTCTCCGGTCTTTGGCACGTTTAAGCAGTGGAAGTCATTGGGTGCCAAGGTCAAGAAGGGATCGTCTGGCATTCCTGTTGTTTTTTACAGTCCGATTAAGATCAAGGACAAGAAGACCGACGAGGACAAGACGGTTCCAATGTTGAAGGCATTTTATGTGTTTAACGCTGATCAGGTTGAGGGTTGGAACGGTGATTGGATCAAGGACCAAGCTCCGGAGGATCAGGCTTGGGAGGACGCTGTTGATGCTGATGCCTTGATAGAGGCATGTGGTGCCACGTTTCATCACACTCAGGGCAATCGTGCTTATTACAATCGCGGGTCTGACAGTGTGACGGTTCCATTGCGTTCACAATTCAAGGACGCGAGTGGGTATTATGGCACGGCGTTTCATGAGTTGGTTCATTGGACGGGTCATAAGTCTCGCTTGGATCGTGAGTTTGGCAATCGGTTTGGCGATGCCAAGTATGCGATGGAGGAGTTGGTTGCTGAATTGGGCGCGGTTATGTTGTCGATCATTAGTAAGGTTGATGTTGATCCGGCTCCGGACCATGCCAAATATTTGAACTCTTGGATACGCATGTTGGGTGAGCATCCCAACGCCATCATCAAGGCCACGTCCGCCGCTCAGAAGGCATCTGAGTACATTTTGCAATCATCTAATGCTCAGGTCGCGCAAGCGGCCTGAGAGGGGAGGATATAACATGTGGAAATTAACGTATGCGGTAGACAGTTTGGACCCTGATCCGATGGTCAAGAGTTTTGAAGAGTTTACTGAGCTGACAGAATGGTTGGATGACGAGATATCTAGGCGCGTTCAATGGCGTGTTGATCATAGTTCTGAGTTTATATCTGATGAGGATTTATCTGATTTCAGGGAAGCTGAAGCGGCCTTAGTTCGCATTGATGAAGGAGATGAGGCATGACGTATAAATTCAAAAAGATCACTCATAACAGTCTGGGGCGAGAGCTTGATTTGCCTGAATATGATTACCGTGGGTTTCGGTTTGTCAACAAGCCGTGGAAAAACTGCCACGGTCATTGGCAAGCTACTCAGCGAGGAAGCGGCAAGCGGTTTGTTCATAACACTCGCAAGATGGTTAAGTTTCACGTTGATAATTTCATATTACGTTACCCACAAAACGGTTCAGGAGAAGAGACATGAAGCAGCAAGAGATATTCAACAAGGCATCGGCTCATTTAAGAAGCATGGACGGTCCATCGTTAGATGATATGGGGGATAGTTGCATGTACCGTGGTGAGGACGGTGCGATGTGCGCGGTTGGCGTATTCATATCAGACGAGCATTATTTCACTGACATGGAGGGCGGTGGAATAGACGGCTCTAACATGAGGGCGAGGGAGGCGGTTGCCTTATCGTGGGGTCAGGATTGTTTAGAGGACAAGCAGTTAGATTTGTTGTCTGATTTGCAGCACGCGCATGACCAAGGTTCGCGGTGCGAGGATTGGTCTGATCAGATTGTTTGGGCATTGGAGCGCATAGCGAGGAAGCATGGGTTGGAGGTCAGCGCATGATAAAGTCACCGTATGATCGTGGCAGTGCGGACGCTTATTACAGGCGGCGTCCGGACCCGCATTGGTATCCGGAGGGCATTGTTAAGGGTGCGAGGATCACTGACATGACCGATGAGCAGGTTGCGGATTACTATCGCGGCTATGAGCAGGAGGAGGACAGGAAGGAATGGGAATGAGATACAAGGTTTGGTTACGATATGGCACGAGGGGCCAAGACACGAGGGACATTTTTCGGGAGGTTGAGGCATTGAGCGAGGGCCATGCTCTTTCTTTGGTGCAATCAATGGCGAAGGATTATTCGAGGACGTTTGATAGTAACGTAACCTCACCCATACAGGGGGAGGAGACTGACGCTCACTGGGATTACAAGTTGCTCAGGGCCAAGGCGCGAGAGGTTTTGACTGAGTTAGAGTACGAGACATTGCAGAATGCTTTGATGTTGGCGTGTAAGTATTACACGCAGGATAGAAAGGAAGCGACGATGAAACTGGGAAGGATATTTCATGACTAAGGTATGCGCTCATTACATTGTGGAGAGGTTAGTTGAGATATCCAAGAAGGTTGAGGAGGACATTAAGTTAAACCCTGACGTTGATGTATTCTCTGATCTTTTGGTTGAGGAGTTACGACACGAGCTTATTTTTAACATGGGCGTTGATGCCCACAACGCATGGAAGGAAGGAAAGTAATGAAAGCCACGATCACGATCACACAAAGGATGCTCAACAAAAGCATCATAGACGCCAATAAGAGCGTTGTGAATTTATTCTTACGCAACTTGGTACACCGAGGTTACGTGAACATAGACAACGGTGCGAAGCAGATTGTTAGAGCGGTTTATGATGACGGTTCTGGATACACTGAGACAGAGATCAGGCTGTATCGGCGTCCTCGTGGCGATAAGCTTCTATCCATCAAAGGGCTGTCGAAACGGGCCACGGCGGGGGATGTAGTAACGATTGAGTACGATGAGAAGATAGGGGCCGTGGTGCGAGTATCTTCTGTAGAAATTGAGACGGTGGAGGTAATTGAATGACCCCACAAGAGCGGAGAATACAATATCTGACCGTAACGGCGGCGGACAACAAGCGCATGTTAGATCACAACGGTGGCAGTCAGAAGTACGGTCAGAAGCATACATCTGAGTGTTCGGGCAGGCAGAAGCGTCCGGAAACAGTTGCTTTGATTTCTTTGGTGGATGAGGGTGTTGGGGTACAGGAAGCCGCAAGAGCCGCAGGTTTAAGCCTGCGGCAAGCCCGAGACATTTTAAGACGAAGGAGAGAATAATGGTAACTGTTGTTACAGATAAGAGCATGTGGTCCGAAGAAGAGTTTGAGGACTGTGTTGAGAGGTTCGGGGAGTTTCTGGCAGAACTTCACGAAGAGAAGCGTGATCCGGACCTAATGGTTCCGGTCATGTTTGGGATATTGGTTGATATGATGATTGATGTTCACGGGCCTGAAGACGCCCGTGAGATGATGGGTATCAACGTAATAGCTCAATGTAGCAAAGCGTCTGGTGACGCAACAACAATGCATTAGGAGGAACAATGCAGCAACTAACTGGATTAATACAAAGTCACGAAGTTTATGTAGAAAACATCTTTCCACAGGGCCACGGTTTTGGGGTAACAACGGGTGGAGAGAGCGTTTTCTTTGACCCGATCTTTGTGCGAAAGCATGGGGTGGAAGAGGGGTTGATGGAGACGTATGTTGTTGTGGCAAACGCTCCGGACAAGAGAGATAGAACCCCTTGGAGAGCCGTGGGTGTTAAGCCTATGAACGGTTCAACGGCGGAGCCGATCCCTGTGCAAGCATCTGTGAAAAAGGTTCCCACACCGGACGAGGTAGATCGTTTGGTGTTGGATGTAATGGGCGATACTCACGAGAACGTTCAGGACGATGCATGGTCGTGTGGAGAACTGGCCTATGAGTTGGAGTTAGACAGTCAGACGGTAAGTAATTCACTACATAGATTGTTTGCTCAGGGTAAGCTTGTTAAGAACATCACGCACCAACGTCCGGGGCTTTCATCTAGGGGTTCGTTCATTCGGTGGTCGATAGACGTTGGGGCTTTCTTTCCACCGTCGAAAGAAGTTCTAGAACTGGAGAAGACTATTGCAGAAGACTGATAAGAAATACGTGACCGTGACAATTCGGTCAGATGATTTGGAAATCCTTCGGAGGATCGCGGTGCGAGAGCGGAGGTCCATGCTGCAACAGTTATCGTTAATTATTAATAAGTTTTCTGACGAAGAATAGTTTTTTTCTTCTATGAACGACAGAACGAGGCCCGATTTTATCGTCGGGCCTCGTTCCATTTGCCCTTCTTACCCGCGAGGGTTTCGGGCTTTTCTTTACTATAGCCTCGTATCTGTGTGACGTTGAGGGATGACTTTTTTAACCCCCTCAGATACGCCCTTGCCACGTCCTCAGTCAAGCCTGTTTGTTCTGATAGGACCGTGGCCCCAGTGTCGAGGGTCCGCAACCCTTTTTTAAAGTCCACCATTGTTTCGATGATGTCCTCGTGGGTTGCGGGTTTTTTTACACGGTTAGCCATTCTCTTGCTTGTTCCCCTAGAACCGCTGCACCTATGTTGATTTTGTTTCTCAAAGCTTTGACGATCTTTTCATCAATCGTTTTCTCTGTGATGAGATCAACGTATGTCACTGGGTTATGTTGCCCGATGCGGTGAGCGCGGTCCTCTGATTGTATTCTAGTTTCGAGGTTGAAGTCATTGGCATAGTAGACCACGAGGTTTGCTTCAGTCAATGTCAGACCGTACCCTGCGGTTGCGGGGTTGCCAACAAAGAACCTGAGTTTATCCCCGTTTTGAAAGTCCTTCACGATCTGGCTACGTTTATCATCGGATGTATCCCCGAAGTATGCAGCGGCACAGCCCTCACCAAACCGTTTGTTTAATGCCTCAGTAATTGTTTGTATGTCGTGCCGAAACCGTGACCAGATTATGGCTTTGCCTTGGTGTTCTTCTATTATTTCAAGCAGCGCATCCAATCTGGTTGAGGGGAACGTAAGCATCTCGCCCTCATCTGTCTTGAGATGACCGGACATAACTTGCTGCATGCGTAGGAGTTGGGTGATTACAGCGGGGGCCGTGGTCATTTCACCATCCTCGAACATCACCATAGCATTGGTCCGAAGTCCTTCATACATTCGGCGTTGCTCCGGCGTCATAGATACATTTCGATAGGTGTATATCTTTTCGGGCAAGTCGAGGCAGTCTTTCTTTAGGACCCGAAAGGAAAACGAATCTATTCTGTCGGTGAGTTCGTCTATGTTTTTGTATCCCAGTATTTGAGTGAAGGCAGTGGCACCCATTTTTACCTTTTGCATAACGGCGTATCGACTTTGAAAGGCCCAGAATGATTCGAAGCCCATGATTCCGGAGCGTAGAAACTCTGCTTGCGCCCAGATATCCATCGGGCTTTTGGTAACGGGTGATCCGGTGAGCAGCCGCCTGTATCTAAAGTTCTGAGCAATCTTGAGCAGGGCCTTGGTGCGTTTGGCCTTGGGGTTTTTGATCGTGGTGCTTTCATCCACGGCAATCATACCACGGGACCCGTATCGTTTAGAAAACCATTCCCCTGCGGTCCTACCTTTGAGGGAACTGAAAGCTTCAACGTTCATGACGAAGATCGTCAAGCCCTCGAAGGGTTCTTGAACCGCCCTCATTTCTTCTTGCTGTTTTTTGTTTCCCCCTGCAACCCAGCGGATTACACGGTAGTACACATTGTCAGACATGTGCTCCGGTATTTCTTTCTCCACCCAGTTTCGATACACGCCCTTGGGGGCGATGACCAAGGCGAAATCTATGTCATGCCTTAGATATAGCATGCCCATATTATCTATAAGAACCTTAGACTTTCCGGTCCCCATCTCCATGAAGTAACCAAACTCAGGTCGCAACAGCCCCTCCTCCAACGCATCCCTTTGATGGTCGAACGGATTTTTTTTAAAATTGTACTTGAAGTCCATGACAGTTTCCCTTATTGTCTATTTTACGGATTGTTTATTATTCTACAGATAATAATCTGACCCGTCAACTACAACCCTGAAGAGGATCAACTTATGAACGATATTTTTGACGATATGTTTGACGAAGGCCAAGCGTTGGCTGGAGTTGATACAAGCACTGGGAAAAACCTCAGTGATCTAGTGCGTACAATGCGCGGGATCGAAGACCAGATGGTCGATGCCGAGGCGCACTTGAAAGCATTGAAGGCTGAGAAGCACAAGCTATCGGTCGAACAAATACCATCACTCATGGATGAGATGGGCGTTGAGCGTCTTGATGTAGACGGCTTGACTGTGCAGCGAAAGATGATGGTGCATGCCAGTATCCCAGTATCGCGGAGAGAAGAGGCTTTCTCTTGGCTTCGGGAGCAGGGGCTAGATGACATTATAAAGAACGATGTGATCTGCACCTTCGGTAAGGGGCAAGACAACATGGCGAAAGATGTTGTTGGCATCCTAAGTGACCGTGGTTTCGAACCGAATACCAAGACCCACGTTCATCCCTCTACGTTGAAAGCGTTTATCAAAGAGCGTGTGACGGACGGGAAGCCTATCGACCTCGACATGTTTGGGGCATTCATCGCAAACGCGGCAGAAATCCGGAGGAAAGTATAATGGGTGCGTATAAGAATAAAATGTTGGAAGAGATGGATGATGAAGACCACACTGATGAGTATGGTGGCTTCATGGACAATGACGAGACAGATTTCGAAGAGTGCATGGAAGATCAGTTGATTGAGAGACAGATTGACGAAGAGCTTCAAACTCTTTTGGAACTGGAGGCTGATCTAAAAGGGCATCAAAGAGCTTTATACAATAGGATGATAGGTATGAAGGTTGCGAAGAACATGGCGAAGGATCGCATCTCTTTGATTAAATCTATTCTTGGGGGACATAAAAATGGGTAACGCGGTAGCAAATAAAAAAAGTGCAGAGTTAAGCACAGACGTAATGGACGATATCTTTGCCACAGCGGGGGAAGGTGCATCGTTTGACAGTAGCGAGATGCAGATACCGTTTGTACGGTTGCTTCAGGCTATGTCTCCACAGTTAAACAAGCGCAACGCTGAGTACATTGAAGGCTCTCAGCAGGGTGATGCGTTTAACAATGTGACATTTCAGATATGGGAAGGCGAGAAAGGTATACAGGTTATCCCCTGCTATCAGTGTACCAAATACCTAGAGTTCGTGCCGCGTGACTTGGGCGGCGGGTTCAAAGGAGAGATTGCCGCCACTGATCCTGTACTGACCAAGACAACACGGTCAGGGTCCAAGGAAATGTTACCCAACGGCAATGAACTGGTGAAATCAGACCAACACTTTGTGTTGATTGTTGAGGAAGACGGTTCTTATCAACCTGCGGTAGTAGATATGAAATCTACTGCCCTTAAAGTAAGCCGCCGTTGGAAAACACAGATCGCCATGCAGAAAGTTAAGCATCCTAAGTCGGGTGCGATGGTTACTCCTGCGGTCTTTGCCACGATCTGGCGTCTCCGATCTGTTGAGGAGAGTAACGATCAGGGTACATGGAACAACTGGGCTATTGAAAAGGTCGGGTTGGTTAAAGAGAAAGACCAGTTGCAAGAAGCCATGCTGTTTAGGCAGTCGGTTGCAGCGGGTGAGGTTAAAGCAGCACCAGAGGTTGAAACCTCCAAGCCAGCCTCTGCAGAACGGAATGACGAAATCCCGTTCTAATCTGCTTTAGGGGGGCGCGGGTCAGGTTTCGCACTGCGAGGCTCCCCCCACTTTCTCAGGGATTATTGTAATGACACAAGCTAGTAGGATGCTGGCTATCTTCGCTGGTTCGCGGGTAGCGTATGGCTCTACAAAAATAAAACGTGTGGGCCGGAACGGTAAAACGGAAGCCGACAGTTGGATTGTGCGTGATCCTCTGACCGAGGAGGCTATGCAAAAACATTTGGATGGATCGTTAGGTGTTGGGTCCATACCGATAGACGAGGAGAATGCCTGCCGTTTTGGGTGCATTGACATTGATGTTTACGATCTGGATCACAAGCAACTGCAGCAAAAGATTACGCAGTTAAAGTTCCCGTTGTCTCACTGCCGTTCTAAGTCTGGTGGAGCGCACCTCTACCTGTTTCTTAATCAGAAAGAGTCGGCGGCGGTGGTTCGAGAGTTCCTGACCGAGATGTCTATTGCTTTGGGGTTCTCAGGTTCAGAGATTTTCCCCAAGCAGGACACAATATTATCAGATCAGGGAGACGTGGGTAACTTTATTAACCTACCGTACTTCAAGGCGGAGGAGACGCTTCGATACTGCTTTGATAGCAACGTCGAGGCGTTAGAGTTGGATGATTTTCTGGATCATGCGGAGAAGTCCGAGACCACGCTAGATGATCTGGAAGCTTTAAGACTTGGGGGCAAGGAAGAGTTCTTTGATGGACCGCCATGCCTACAACACATCTGTTCGCAGGGTGCAATCTCAAGTGATAGAAACTCAACGCTGTTCAACTGTGGCGTGTACTGCCGTAAGAAGTGGGCGGATGATTGGGTTGAGAAACTAGAAGAGATGAACCGAAACCTTACGGCCTCTCCACTTCCGGCCTCTGAGATATCTGCGCTGCAGAAATCGGTGGGCAAGAAGGATTATTTCTACACCTGTAAGCAAGAGCCTATCAAAAGCTACTGTGATCCGGACGTATGCCGCACCAGAAAGTACGGTGTGGGTGATGACGTACCGGATGCGCCCAAGCTAGGCGGTCTTGTGACCATGTTGTCGGAGCCAAGGCTACACTTCTTGGACGTTACAGGGCGGCGGGTGCAGCTATCAACGGAGCAGTTACAAAACCAGACGCTGTTTCAACGGGCATGTATGGATCAGCTAAGTGTTATGCCTCCTACCATGCGTCCAGCAAGGTGGCAGATGCTTATCTCTGCGCTCATGACAAACTCCACACGAATAGAGGTGCCAGAAGAACTGACCTACTCAGGCCAGTTTAAAGATCACCTACGCATGTACTGCACCAGTAGGATACGGGCTGTGCAGGCAGAGGAAATAACGCATGGAAAGCCGTGGACCGAGGGCGGGTTTACCTCGTTCATGATCTCGGGTCTCATGGATTATTTGCATAATCGTAACTTCAATCAGTACACAAGAGCCGAGGTTACGGAAGCATTAAAGAAGCTGAACGGGGGCAAGGACGCCGAGTATGTCCTGAACTATCGCAAGGCTGACGGGAAGAGAACAACGGCGCGTGTATGGCGTGTGCCTGCGTTCGAGGAAACGGATGTAGAACTAGATGTAAAGGAGATTCCAAATGACATCCCCTTCTAACCGTTTGTTAAGGGTGTCCGAGGTCGCAAAGCTTTTGGGAGTATCGACCTCAACGCTCTACAAGTGGGTGAAACAGGGCCAATTTCCACGGCCCATAATGCTTGGACCGATGAAACCCAAGCAGCGACAGACCAAGCGTTGGGTTCTGAGCGAAGTGGAACAATGGGTAAACGAAAGGGCTAGGGAAGATGATTACGAATAGTGAACTGATACTGGGACCGCCCGGAACTGGGAAAACACATACGTTGATGGAGCGGGTGAACGATTACTTTGAGGAGGGCGGTGCGCCTCACAGATTTGCGTTTGTTTCATTTACTCGCAAGTCCATTCAGGAGGCTATGGAACGGGCTTGTCTGAAGTTTAGTCTCAAGCCAAAAGAGTTGCCGCACTGCAGGACGTTGCATGCCACGGCGTTCCACGGTCTTGGGCTACAGTCCTCCGATGTTATGGGGGCTGATGATTACAGAAAGCTGTCAGGTCTCCTACGTCTTGACCTACTGGCGAGAGACGGGGTTGATGCAGCGGACGGGTTAATCAAGACAACACTGTCGGGGTCAGGTGCTCAGTACCTAAACATAATCGACCGAGCGCGGTCTCGCTTGCTCTCTCTTGAAGAGGAGTTCAACGACTCGGGAAATTATGGCCTAGCATTTTCCAAGCTGGTGAATGTGGAAGCCACGCTGACTAAGTACAAGACGCAGGAAGCAAAGCTAGATTTCGGGGATTTTATTTCACGGTATGTGGAGATTGTTAATCCTCCGGAGCTAGACCTGTTGATTGTGGACGAGGCCCAAGATTTAACGCCGTCACAGTGGCAGATGGTTGCGAAGATGTCGGAGGATGCCAAGCGAACTATCATTGCAGGGGATGACGATCAGGCTATCCATGAGTGGACGGGCGTAAAGGTAGAAGACTTCCTAAGTTGCTCAGACAAAAGGATTGTATTGAGCCAGTCCTACAGGATGCCGCAGGCTGTTCACAATCTGTCTCAGATGATTGTAAAGCGGATAGATAACCGCATTGTGAAAGAGTTCGAGCCAACGGACAGAGAAGGCTCCATTAGATACCATGTAAACATTGAGACGGTGCCCTTGTGGAAAGGTTCGTGGACCTTGATGGCTCGTACTAATTCCTATGCTTGGGAGTTGGCAAAGCAGGTTCGAGCGTATGGATACCTGTATAGTTTTCGAGGACGGGGGAGCGTAAGCGAAGCGGTTGCCGATGGCCTAGACGTATGGCGGAAGCTGCAAGATGGGGAGCGTGTTGGTCTTGCGAGGATCAGGGACCTATACAAGAACGTCCCGAAGATGGGGGACTATCGGGTGGTCAAGCGGGGAGCGGTTGGTTTGTTGGATGCTGCAGCGGATGACGCGATGCTTTCTTACGATGATCTTGTATCAGAGTTTGGCATGGTTGCTCCGCTAAATCGTCCGGCTACGGACGTAATGAACCTTGGTAACGAGGACAGGCTATACATAGAGTCGCTTGAGGCACGGGGGGAGAACATCTCTGATACACCTCGTATTAAAATCTCAACCATCCACGCGATGAAGGGTGGGGAGGACGAGAACTGCATGGTGTATTTGGGTTCAACGAAGGCGTGTGAGGAGTCCAAGAACCCAGACGCGGAGCATCGGGTGTTCTATGTTGCGGTGACTAGGACCAAAGAGAACCTGCACATTTTGGAATCAGACAAACGGTACAGGTACATGCTATGAAAAGAGATGAGGTGCTAGACAAAGCCAAGTCTCTGATATCTGGTGACAGGCAAGAGGACTACGGGGATGCAACACAATCGTTCAGGGCCATTGCAGATGGGTGGAACGTCATTGTTTCTAGGGCAATTAAACAGAACGGGAAGTTTGCCCCTATTACTCCCGCGCATGTAGCGTTGATGATGGACTGGTTGAAAACAACACGGCTGCTCAATGACACGTCACATCAAGACTCGTGGGTGGACAAGGCAGGTTACAGCGCACTGGGCGCAGAAATAGGTTTATCAAATGGCGAAAAAAGATAAGACGATTAGTTTCATTGAGCGCATGGAAATGGATAACTTTGATCCCGATTGGAATATCCCTTTCGAGTTGCCCGACCTGACGGGCTACAAAGAAATAGCCGTGGACCTTGAGACGAGAGACCCGAACCTCACCACCCTTGGCCCCGGATGGGCTAGGGGTGACGGAAATATTGTGGGCATTGCGGTAGCAGCGGGGGATTACTCTGGGTACTTTCCTATCCGGCACCAGAACGGGCACAATCTTGATCCGAAGGTCACGCTGCGCTGGTTCAAAAAGCAGATGGCTACACCTCGGATTGATAAGATCATGCACAATGCAACCTATGATGCAGGGTGGCTACACGCGGAGGGCATAGAGGTGCAGGGTCGGATCATCGACACGATGGTTGCTGCTCCTTTGATAGACGAGAACAGGTTTTCATATAGCCTAAACAATCTGGGTCGTGACTGGATTGACATGCGTAAGAACGAGAAGATGTTACGCGCTGCAGCAAAGGACTTTGGCTTTGATCCCAAGTCAGAGATGTGGCGTCTGCCTCCGATGTACGTTGGTGCATACGCGGAGCAGGACGCAATCATGACGCTGAAGCTTTGGCATCGGCTCAAGATAGAGATCAGCGAACAAGACTTGGGCGCAATCTTTGATCTCGAAACGGGCCTCATACCTTTGATGTTGGAGATGCGTAAGAACGGGGTGCGCGTTGATCTGGACAAGGCGGATCAAGCTAGGAACGGGCTACGCAAACAGGTCAAGACGCTCAAGGAGTTCATCAAACACAAGAGCGGGGTGCAGATAGAACCGTGGGCTGCAGAGTCAGTAAAGAAAGTCTTTGAGGCTTTGGACCTATCGTATCCAAATACGGAAGCTGGTGCCCCGTCCTTCACCAAACAGTATCTGTCCTCTCACCCGAACGAAGTGGCTCAGGCTATCGTTAAGCTGCGCGAGTTTGACAAGGCAGACGGTACGTTCATTGAAACCATACAGCGGCACAGTCACAAGGGACGCATACACTGCGAGTTCCACCAGCTACGGAGCGATGACGGAGGCACTGTAACCGGAAGGTTCTCGTCCTCAAACCCGAACCTGCAGCAAATCCCTGCGCGTGATCCGGACATCAAGAAGCTCATTCGTGGGCTGTTCATTCCGGAGGACGGGTGCCAGTGGGGTTCGTTTGACTACGCCAGTCAGGAGCCAAGGCTCTTGGTTCACTTTGCGGCAAGCGTGTCGGGTGTGCATAGGCATGACATGGTGGATCAGATTGTCAAAGAGTACCACTCAGGCGATGTCGATCTACACCAGATGGTGGCAGACTTCGCGGGGATTACCCGAAAGCAAGCCAAGACCGTGAACCTTGGGATCATGTATGGCATGGGAGTTGCAAAGCTGGCGGCTCAGTTGTCGATCACGCCGGACGAGGCCAAGGCATTGCTGTCCACGCACCATTCGAAGGTGCCTTTTGTTAAGGGGCTTGCGGAACTGGCAACGGTACAGGCATCCAAGCACGGTTCGATACGCACGTTGCTTGGTAGGCGGTGCCGCTTCCATTTATGGGAGCCTCGCACCTACGGGTATGAGAAGCCGCTCCCGTTAGAGGATGCGCAGAAAAAGCACGGCATGAACTTGCGCAGGGCGTTTACATACAAGGCACTTAACAAGTTGATCCAAGGATCAGCCGCCGACCAAACCAAACGAGCGATGTTGGATTGCTATAACGAGGGCTTGGTTCCTTCGCTCACGGTGCATGACGAACTGTGCTTTTCGGTACAGGATCAGAAGCAAGCGTCACGCATTACCGAGATCATGGAGCACGGTCTTGATGACGTTCTGAAAGTACCATCCAAGGTGGATGAGGAGTTGGGTAGTAACTGGGGAGAGGTAGGGTAAAACCGCTCTCAAAGGCGGGATTCCCTATTAATAGTATATATAGCGAATCCCGCCTTTGAGACGCTAAATCTACTGTCCCATCCCAAGTCTTCGAGCGATATCCATGT